TCGGCAATGCTTCATAAGCTAATTTAATGCGAGCAAGAATTTCCCTTGACGTGCTGGCTTTGTTAGCAAGAATCGCGACGGTTTTGTCTTGATTGAATAAAATGTACCAAAGAATATAACCAACAATGATCGTTGTTTTACCGACCTGTCGACCTGCTTTTACAATTACACGGCGATTGTTATTAATGTCATTAACAACTTGTTTTTGAAACGGGTAAAGTTCAATCTGAACGAATCCTCGATCAAGAGTGATGATCTTAACATAGTGTTCGATAAAGTAGGTTGGATCTTCGGCACACTTGACGAACTCACGGACTTGATCTTCCGTGAGATTCATTGCCATGTTCACGCGCTTTAGGCGTGGATTCCCAAGATAATTTTTAAGTCTTGTCGCTATTTGATTCATTTTTTAGTTGTCGTAATAACTCAGCAGTTGAACCAACGAAGACTGCCTTGTCTACATTGATATTAGTTGGTGCTGCTTGTTCTTCAGGACCACGCAATTCTTTTTGTTGTTTTTGTAAAATCATAAGTTTCTCTGTAACATCAGAGAGATTCTTGATCATGTTTGCAGCAACTTCGTACGCTCGGGGATGTTGGGATTCTTTTGCAACTTCAAGAATTCCATCAAGAGCTTCGTTGCCTTTTTCGATAAGATTATAGTAATTCGCACGAGAATAATGTGCGTCTGGATCTACAGATTCGTCCTGATGAATAGTGATTGGTTTGTTATCCTCTTTCACTGCAGGAACATAATCTGTATTTAAAATTTCTGCTAAATTTTTATCTACTTCGCTCATAATATTCTACTTATCTAATTATAAACCATATCGCGCTTTAGTGCTGTCAAAATTAGTTTGCACTTCAGTATTGCTAAGTGCTTTGCTATAAACTCTAACTTGCGCAATTTTACCATCCCAGAAACTTACAGGGTTGCCGCTGAAGAAATGCGCACCGATACGTTCAGTTTCGCTTGTATAACTTTGTGTAACGTTCGTGTTTTGAGAAACTTGAGTTCCATTGATATACAAACGCATTGTATTGATCGAGTCATCAAACGTAAGCACAACATGTCGCCATTGACCTGATGGGAAACTTGAGCTTGTGACAGAAGAGAATGCGCCACCAACACCACCTGATAATGTAGAGCCATTGTTCCATAAAACATTATTCGCAGAACTTAGGATGTTGCGAGATCCTGTGACAATATCGGCATTGACCCATGCTTCTTTCGTGAAATTAGAACCGCCGCTCAATGGTATACCAATATCTACAAAGGTACTTGTCCCATCAAATACAATACTACCACCATTAGCACTATCGAATGTTCCGTTAGCAATATTGTAATTTGTTGCATCAACAAGATCAGTCCATGTTGATCCAGAGCCTGGATACGAATTAGCATCACCTGCGTCAAGATTTACAACTAGGCTGTCCGTAACAACGGTTGGATTTTCAAATCGAACTTTATTTGAATCAAACAATAATTTTACTTGTGATTCAGATAAAGGTCTATTCCAAATACGAGTTAATCCAATCTTACCATCCCAATATTGACCTGCAGCGCCAGTGGTTCCCGTAGCCTCTGCGCCTACCAATATGCTATTGTCGATATCATATCCTATTGCATTTCCGGAAGTGCCCATATTTACAGTGTTAGCCGAAACGCCATCAACATACAAACGAGTAAATTGTCCGTCAAATGTAGTGACGAAATGATGCCATGAACCAGCTGTAAAACTGCTTACATTAGCTGATGGAATTTGATATACGCCACCAGATCTTACATAAGGGTAAAATGTTCCTGCCCAAATATAATAAGCATAACCGCCGCCTTGAGTGCAACTTAATGAAGCAAGATAGTTGATACTGTCGCCAGCTGTCCAATCATCTGCTGTAATCCACTGTTCTAGTGTTATAGCATTAGTAGGTTTAAGTGCATTGTTATGAGTAAATTCTGCGTATTGATTTACACCATCAAACTCAAAAAATGTCGGTGACGTTGCTGTAAAAGTTGGAGCATTGTTTAATGTAGCATCAGGACCTGTAAATGATTGCCAAGTAGAACCAGATCCAGAATAATGTAATGCATCAAGATACAATGCAGGATTAGGTATTCCCACATATTGACCAAACGCAAATGATCTTGAAATTAAACTAAACATTTAAAATCCTGTCATTTGACCCAATACGATTACATCGCCAAAATTTTCACCAGTCTTTAACAAACTAAATGTAAGAACATCTTTTCTATTATTACTTGCGATTGGATTTGTATTGCCTTGCCAATTAATTGTTGTACTGCTGTTGTTAATTAAAACTGAGTTGGCATAATAACCAGTTGCACCTTGATCTATAACCAATGTCAATGTCGTTGCATATCCATTTGTTAATTCAAGATTTGTAAAATCTGCGGTCCAGTTAGCGTCTGGTGAATCGTGATAGAACAATTGACCACTAGCACAATTATGAGTTACTGTGCCATTCGCATTCGCAATGGTTTGATACTTTTCTTGCGCGCCACTGTTGATTTTTATATTTTCGGCTGTGACATAATCTAAAGTTGGTGATGTTGTAAATGCTGTATTTTGCAATGTACTATCTGGAAATCCTAATACACCATCAACACCAAAATTCCAAGTATTATTATTTGCGGTAACAGCAACAGCTGGATCACTTCCAGAATATACAACGAAGTGACTGTTTTCGCCACCCAAGAATAAATCAGCATTACTATCGTCTTGCGTTCCACCAGCACGAATATGAATATGTGTTGGTGATGTTGGATCAATAATTAAATACTGATCAAATGATTCTATAGTATCGTCTGGTATTAATCGTAGTGTTGTGTATCCTTGACCATCACCAGAACTATTTGCAACAGAAAGAATTTTACTTTCGTCGCCACTGAGGAGATTATTGGCAGCAAGAATTATTGCTGTAGCCAGAACATTGCCAGTTGTTATAATATCTCCTGGTGCAGTTAAGTCGCCACTATCGTCGAATAGCCATGAGCCAGTGGTAGTGGTTACTTGTACACCTCCACCAAATTGATTGTCGATAACAATAGGTGTATTAGCACCATTTATAGCGTTTGGTAAATTTACACTTGGTGATCCCACCCCTTCGTCGCCTGATAGATACAATCTATTTGCAGCGCCGCCATAAATGTCGCCATCAACATATATTGATCCGTCAAGAAGAAAACTTCCATCAGTATCAAATGTAAATGCATTGTTGTTTACAGTAAGAGTAATTTCTTCATCTTCAAGAATGACAATATTGCTGTTTCCGTTTGCTGCTGATAGTTTAGTATTAGCAGCATCAAATGCATTTACTGCAGTTAGATACACATTAGCGCCAGTAGAGGTAAAAAAACTATCCGCATTAACTGTTGTTGCATTTACATTAGCAGTAGTAATGCTAGAAGTAATATTTGCATCACCAATCACATGTAAATTAGAAGTTGGAGATGATATCGCAATACCAACATTGCCAGCAAAATAATTATTAGCATTTCCGAGCGCAAAAAAGTTCCAGCGATTAGAGCCAGCAGGAATATTGCTAAAGAAACCATAATTATTATTCGCATCAACAAGATTACTATCTACATGAAATCCAATTTGAGTATCTATTGTTGAATTTGCTCCAAAAGTTCCTTGAAGCGCATAAAAATGATTTAATGTCCCAAGCGTGAACGCAGCATCTTCAGTTGATGGGAACGAAGTAAAATTACTACCTTCAATCGTTGTTCCACTAGGAATCACACCGCTGCCAAAAAAATTGTACGAAAATCCGCCAGATGTTGGCATGTTACCAACTGTTTCTATTTTTCGACCTGCGCTTGAAGAACCACCGATAGCAATATTACCAGTAACAACTAAATTATTAGCAACATTTAATTCGCCAGTCATTGTATCGCCAGCTTTTAACACTGCATTATTCGCAGCATCAAAAGCAGAATTAGCTTGTCCATACGCTGCTAATGCGTTGGTGTTAGCAGTATTCGCTGCACTGTATGCGTCATTGGCTTGAGCATAAGCTACTAATGCATTACTGTTGGCAGTGTTAGCAGCGCTGTATGCATTATTAGCCTGATCGTATGCTGCGTTGGCTTGATTATATGCGTCAGCTGAGGAGCCAGAACCTGAAGAAGTAAATGATATATTTGCGTTACCAAAGTTTTCTTCAATTGTTACAGTAACTGTTGCAGTGTTTACAAAGTTTAATGATTTACCTGATAATGTAGAATTACTGTTAACAGAAATGCGCGCAGTATTGCCGGAGTTATTTGCAACAACATATGCATTGTTAGCTTGAACATATGCTGCATTCGCTTGCCCGTATGCAGTATTTGCTTGGTCATAGGCTAAATTAGCTCTATTGAAAGCATCATTCGCTTCTGTTTCTTGAGCGTATAGTTCATCAAAATTAGAATTAATTTTTGAGAATGCGGTTCGCAGCTTGTCGCCTGTTCCATCGTTAGCAGCTACACCTAAATTAATTGTTTGTTGTGCCATTTTAGTTCTCTTATCGGTTAACCGTCATTATCATCGACGCTTAAATTGTTGTTATCTGCGGAAAGTAATGTGCTATCTGCCACTTCAAAATTACCCACTGTTGGATATTCTTGATAAATTTGTGTAAATCCGAAATCATCATTCGCATTAGCTGTGGTAGGATCTGGTTGAACTGACAAATATGCAAGCTGATTCGAATATATATCTGTTGTTGCAAGCGTCCAAGTTGCACCTGAAACAGCTCCTTTAATTTTTCTGCCAGGAACAAAGACGCCAGAAGTGTCTGTTACTATTAACTGATTTGCTGCAGGATTCCAGCTTCTTACGAATGCTGATACATTAGCTGCTTCAAGTTTAAATCCTTCATACACCAATTCACCGATACTAAATGTTCCTGTTCCTGTACTAAAGTTTAAAACACGATCATTTGTAAAGTTTTCAGTTAGAACATGAGTATTAGCAGTAGAAGCGCGAATAATATTTGAATTAGATACTGGACCAAACATATATCCTTTTAAAGTAAATGTAAGTGTCCAAACAATCATGCGCATATTTTCTGGCGCACCTTCAGCATCTACTGTTGAATTAATAGATTGTAGAACGATAGGAAGATCAATCTTTTTACCTATTCCTAGTACATCACCCGTTACAGTTAAATCAGGATTGAAATAAGGTAAAATTTGCTCAACAATTTGTGTTCCATCTTCCACATTACGCACATAGATACTTAAACTAAAATCAAAGTTATAAGGAACAGATCGATATGCTCTTACAGTGCTAGAATCATTCGCAACAAAAGTCTCATTAAAATTGCTAATTTTTCTGAGCGGATCATAAGAAATAGAATCTAATTCAAAACTCATGCGCGGTAAAGTAATTTGAACTTCGCGCTTTAATCCAGGATCTTGTGTTATACGCGCATAAAACTTTTCTTTTTGCGCATAAGACAAAGGAACTGTAACTCTTTCGATTTCTGTTGTTCCCGCTTTGTTATATCGCACTAATTTAAGGTTATTAAAAATGGTGCCAAATGCAACAACCATTTTACGAATAGTTCGATGATAAAAATGATTAGAAGATAACATTATGGCTCACCGAATGGATTACTTTCAGTAAAATCTAAGAAATTATCAGCTTCTTGTTCAATTCTTACATTGTCATCAAATAAATCGTTCGCATCTTCTTGATCGTCGCCGCTCGCTAAATTCCATGTAGCTGTAGAGGATACACCAATAATATTTTGATTAGCAGAAAAAATGCCTTTGTTGTTTCGAAGTTTAAGTATTAGATTAGGTCTATCCCACTCAGCAACATATCCTGAAGCAGTTGCTGTTGCCAAAGATGCGCCCTGATAAACTTGTTCGCCTAAATTATACGTTCCAGCTCCGCCTTCTTGCATAGTAAAATCAATAGCGAATGATGTCGTATCTTGAATTTCGTCAATGTCAAGAATACCTGTGTTGAAAAATTCCCCATTGTATTTGAACAATTGAAGTTCTAGCACATACATATAAGGTAATACGCGACCTTCTACACCACCACGAGCACTGCCTCTGCCTAATTGAAAGAAGTTTCTTTCTTGCTCAACGAATGTGATTTCCATCAATTTTCTTTGAACAGGAAGCCAAATTAAATCGCCTTCTTTTGGAGCTTGGCGCGTGGCAGTTGGAAGATATTTTTCAAAGGTTCTACGCGCCAAAGCAACGCGAGCATTTTTTTGAACTTCTAAACCAAATTTAGAAAAGAATTCTTGATTGCCTTCGAAGTCGTTAAATGTTTCCAAATACATATCAATAGGATATGCTGCATCAAAAGACTTTACAGGATCATCGCCGTATAGTTCGTCAGCTGATGATCGTGATGATCTAGGAATATAATAAACATCAATTCCATGGTTTTTAATTGATTCAATAACTAAATCTTCAACAAGAAATTGTTCTCTTGTTGCGCCTTGATTGTTAAAATAAACACTAACAGGCATTTATACTATCCTACGATCATTTGCGGTGGTGCTTCGTAGACGTCTCTTAATTCAGCTTCAAGTTTTTCAACTTCTTCAACTGCATCAGCATAGATCTTTTCACCATTTACAGTAAGACCACCAGGAAGTGTGTAATTAGCATACTTGGTAAGATTTGATCCCCATTGACGTTTGATTAATGCTGTAGCATAATTTTTTAACCAAAAATCATTAAACACCTTGCTATAAGTGTCAGGGTCTACTATTCGAATGGCTTGAAAAACGATGTAATCACCTGCATTAAGTCTTCCACTCCAATCCATTTGAACGTTGATACGATTAGTTGTTTTGCTAAATGTGAATGGAATTTCACCAGTTATAATCATGTCTAACATTGCAAGATGTTGACGCGCAATTACAAAATAAGTATATGAGCTGGCTAGGAGATTATAGAAATCGTTCAGGCGAATTTGATAGTTAATATCAAAAATGTTAAATCCTTGCGAAGAGCTAGAGCTGATGCTACCACCACCTACTGGCATAAGACGTGTAACACCAATAATATTGTCTGAAACGTCGACATATCCCTGTGAAATATTATTTGCGGTCACTTCGTGCGCTAGATATATTTCTTCCGTGCCATCATAGTGAAACTCGCGAAACTTTTGTAGTGCGTCATCAATTCTATCATCGATTTGATCTTCGTCCAAATTTAAATCTATAACAGGAAAACCTAATTTACGAAGGCAATAGTCTTTTAATTGAGCGCGGGATGCTGGTGATGCCATGAATGGAATCCTAAAAAGAGTAGATTTTTCTTATTTAGGTATTTTCAAGACCTAAAAAAATGCCCCCGAGAGGGGGCATTTCAAGAATTGATGATATTCGAATCAATTCACAACTTCGCCTTCAACGGTTTCAGCTGCTGGGGCAGCTGTTTGAAGCTGTCCAACTGCTTGACTGCGAACTTTGTCGATGACGGCGAGTGAAGTCTTGGCTGGAAGCTCTCCGAGACCAGCAAGAACAACATTCACTTCATCTAGCGAAAGCTCGAGTTTTACCATTTGAGCTGTAGTACCTGTACCATTATTCATAATTTTCTCCTAATTTAACAAAATAACAATTGCAATTGTTTTTCGCTTTTTACAGCAACGATATACGATACTATATAGTCGCGAAAAAGTCAACTATTCTTCGCGCTCTACTATTGTCCAAGGTCCTTGCTTCACAACAATTGGTGGATTGGCAAGTCTTTCGAGTTGTGCATCAAGACCAGCTTTGAGTGCATCGACATCAAGTTTGCTTTCAACCCATGAGATCACTTGAGCTTCGGTGAGGTCTGCAAAAGCTGTGAAACTTTCTGAGTTTGCAGCTTCAAGTGAGAGTGTGGAATAGGTGTCTGCTGTGTGAGTCCCGTCATTGGCAGAAAGGCGCCAGTGAATGACTTTGACAACATCAGAAAGACCATCTTCTGATGGTGCAGTGTCCATTGTGTTGACGTTCCAAGTATAAACTGTTGCCATTTGTGATTCTCCTGAAGTGGATTAGGTATTTAGGGTTTCTTTTTCTGGCTCAACGATCACTTTTCCGTTCTCGTCAGTCCAACCAGTATCATACATGTGTTGATCTTGTCGTTCACCGATCACCATCCAAGACACCATTGCATTCGAAGATGGATTTTGACATTTAATTGTGAGAATATTTCCTAAAACTGATCCACGAATTGCATCCCAATCAGATTCGTTTGTAGTAAAACAACGAATATCTCGGCATAGAGCAACAAATGTTCCTTCTGTCATATTTGAGTGAGTATCAATATTAACCGTTGCCAAACCATTTTCTAGTTGGACTCTGCCACTGTAAATCAAATCAGCTTGTGGAGATTCAACAAAAGAGTGTACTAGTTCATGCGTTTCAGGTTTTATTGGATGCGGAATACGGAAAGATCCGGATGATTTTGACAAAGAACCATTAATTGTAACATTTCCATTATTATCGATAATAAATTCACCTGCATTACCTTTTCCTGCACCAGTATAAATTTTTAATTTATTAGTATCGCTATCATCTACATAAATTCCACGTCCATTTAAAGGAGTGCTAAACGATATTTGTGCGTCTGCACCTGAACCTGTGGCTGTGATGTTAAATTGACCGTATACATCATTATTACCACCAGAAACAGAAAGTTTAGCAGGAGGGGAAGTTGTTCCTATTGAAAACAAACCTAATTCCGTTATGCGTGCGCGTTCGGCGTTGTTAGCATAAAAAATAAGTGGGGAATTTGAAATTGTTCCAACCAATCCACCGCCAAGTGCTGGAGCAACACCAGATAACATTACATAAGCACCGTCTGAAGTACGAACGTATGTTGACGTTCCTCCTGATCTGACAATATCAATACCTTCGACTATAGGCGAACTCGTCCCGATGCCGACGTTGCCGGAGGAGTCGATACGCATGCGTTCTGTATTAGTACCACCATGTGGTCTGCTATAAAACGCCAAATAACCAGCATAATTTCCATCTGTTGTATTTTGTTTTCCACCACCAATTCCAGAGAAAAATGTATAATTATTGCTGGAATTATATTTGCCTGCAAAACTTGCAATGAATAATGGTGAGGCATTATATGCTTTGGTGTCAGATAAAGTAATTTGCCCTCGTAATGTGTCGTTAGAAGGACCAGCGCCATTTATATGGACGACACTTTCATTTGAGGTCCCGCCGCCATAAATTGCAGCTGCGCCTGAGCCAACGGATAATAAAGATCCTGGCGAACTCGTCCCGATGCCCAAATTTCCAGAAGAATTCAGCCGCATACGCTCAACAATACCTCCTGCCGCAACACTTGCTGTTGCAAATACAAGCGATCCAACGCGACTGCTGCCTGTTGCATTAGCCACTTCATGTACACCATAAATAGCCGAATCAACACCCCCAGCACTATTTGTAAAATAAATCGTTGAGTAAGTGTTATTAGTGGTACTTAAATTTTGAATGCTTATTGCTGCGCCAGTGCCACTAGAAGTAGCAGTTGCAGTATTTGTAATGGCAAACTCAGCGCGAATGTTATCATTAAAAGACACAGCAGTTTTTCCAACTAGAAAAACCCCATTTGCATCTAAACGCATATGCTCTGTATAAGTTCCGCTAGGATTGACATAAGCAAAAGCTAACTTTTCTTGTGATGTACGACAATCTGCACTTATAGTCCAAGCAGCATAATTATTATCAAAACGAGAATGATTACCTCCTGCATTTAGACTGAAGTTACCACCAAAATTGAAAGTAGGTCCATCAGCATCGTTATATGCAGTTAAACCCCCAGCAGCTGTGACGCCTGTTTTTCTCCAAGTAATTGAATTACTTGTTCCAGATAAAGGTTCTACAGTTAATCTTGAAGCAGGATTCGTCGTCCCAATCCCCACATTCCCAGTGACCACCAAATCACTTGCCACATTCAACAATCCAGTCATCGTGTCACCAGTCTTCAAGACTGCAGTGGCGAACTCAGTCACTGTGTTTCCATCATCACTCCATCCCCACTTGTCAGTTCCTTCGTTCCACAACAAGAATGCATTCGAAGAGCTGCCACGATTCACAGTGACACTTGCATTGAGCGAAGGTGATCCTGTGACATTGGAAT